TAAAGATATTGTTCTATCCGCTGTAAGATTTCCTCCACCCTGAAGACCAATACCCGTGTTAATGGTTCTATCTGCTGTTACAACTTCTCCAGCTTGAGTAGCTTGTGATGCACGTATCTTCCCATTTACATCCAGCTTTGCCTGAGGTGTTGTTGTCCCAATGCCGACGTCGCCAGATGTTAAAATTGTGACTTTGTCAGGATCAGTAGTTCCGGTTGCTTGAATAGTAAACGTGCCGCTACCGGCTGTAAGTTGTCCAATCTTCCATTCTTGTACACCACTCTGATAAAAATCTACATATGGAGTTGTTGAATAGCTTTGTAAATAACTCTCAGCTTTAATATAACTTGTTGCTCTAATAACGCCATTCACGTCCAGTTTATATCCCGGAGCTGATGTCCCAACACCAACATCGCCACCACTTGTTATAAAAATTCTATCAGCGTTGTTAGTTCTCAGACTCAAAGCGTAATTATCTTTTGTCCCAATAAACGCATTCGCACCTGCTGATATCCCTATATTGCCCACAACATGAAGTTTTTCGGAAGGACTAGTTATTCCGATGCCGACGTTGCCATCAAATATTGCATTACCTCCCGAAACCTGCAACTTTCCAGCTGGACTCGTCGTCCCAACACCAACATTGCCACTTGCTGTAGCTAACCACACTCCCCCCGGTATTTTTAAAATTCCATCCGTATCTACAATTGGTATTGTATTCTGTCCAGGTGAATAACTTGCGTATAAAGCCACATGTGGAAATTTAGCATTATTATCAAGAGCAAGAAGCTGATTAGCCACTGGCGTCTTAGACGCATGTATATAATCAACAGTATCAGAATCAAAAACTAGCGTATGTTCGTCAATACGACGTATCATACTTTGGATACCTCCATAGATATACTTGATCTTTAATCTTCGTTTGTTCTAGACTAAGAAAAAATCATGATTTATGAATCGTTTCTACTACAACAGCCTTAAGTATCGACTTCCTCTTCAATGCCTGTAACATCATTCCATCGATAGTAATAATAGACGCTAAAAACTTCATCTTACTAAAAAACCCCATAAAAAGCGCTTTCAACTTAGAATGAGGTTTTATAGCCTCATACAGCCTTACTTCAACAACTGGTTTCGTAGAAGTCATCCTCCTTGCTCTTCCGAACACCTGAGCCATCACTTCAGGGTTCCAGTGGTATCCTAAACAATGAATAAAATCTGTGTTTGGAAGATTTATACCTTCTTTTCCAGCCAGTGATAAAATAATAGCATTATAACCACTATCTGGGTCTGTAAACTTAGATATTATTTCTTGTCGTTCTTCAAGAGACGTTCCACCTACATATTTAAGACAACGAATTCCATGATGAGAAAAAAAGTTCTCAATAACGTTTACTCCGAATGTCACGTACGGAGTAAAGACCATATGTTTAGCCGCTTCGTTTTCAAGAATATGACGAGCACACTCTATTACCTTTATTCCAACTTCAGGAAAAATACCTGTTGGTTTATTTGGAGAATCAGGTTCCGATTTAATAATATACGCGGGAAAGAGAAGTACTTGTTGAGCGGCTATAACCCAGTTAAGGACTCTTTTGAAATCAGTAAATTGTAGAAGTTTCATCTTAAGTAAAGTCATAGGATTAAGTTTTCCTTCTACGTATTTATAAGCGATATTCTCCTGCTCTGAAAGAACACAAGGAACTCTCGTAAACTGAAGCGAAGGCCTTCTTATATGAATATTAACTTCTTCCTCTTTTACTATAAAAGTGTACTTCTTAATAAAAAAAGAATAGATTCTAATCTTTTCAATACTTGTCAACGTCTTCGCAAACTCATCTAAAGTTATAATATACAACATCGTAGCAAACTCTTCCAACTTATTGGCTATATAACTCGCAGTGAGACCTAACCTCATTTTAGATCTCGAAGCCAACAGAACACATGCTCTTGACGTAAGAGTTTGGTAGTTCTTCGTAAAATGAAGCTCATCGAAGATCACAAGGTCCCACTCGAGAGCCACGAATTCAGAACTATTCACTAACTTAACGATAAAGTTATAACTGATCACTGGTATACTTCCAGCATTGATAACACTCTTAAGTTGAGAAAAAGAGGTACACATCACGATTGGAGGAACATCTGGGACTTTAGACCTACTCTCCACGAAGTTAAGTCGTAGACCCGCCGGAGTAATAATTAGTACTCTTGCGTCTGGGTTTTCTCTGAAAAGGTGCTCAATTATCTTAAGTGTGATAATCGTTTTTCCAGTTCCCACTGGAAGGCCAACCAAGAGTTTACCATTGGAAGTTGTGAAGAATTTTTTTACGACTTGTTCCTGAAAGGGAAGAAGGGATACTGCTTTCTGTGAGGCTTGATCCTGTTGAGTTTCTTGCATTTGTTTCTCCCTTTGATGCAAAGTTAAATCCTGTTTGTACAGAAGAGACGTTAGAAAAAATAACCCTCGTGTATCTCAGACTTTCTCACTCGTTCTCGCTGGTTCGATTTGTTTCAAAGCAAGAAAAAAATATTGCTACACAAAAAAAGGAGGGGAATTAGGAGGGTGGAGGGCACATGCGGGAGCTCCAGGGCTTTCAAAGAGCGTGCCCTCCAGTGCATCCTTTTCGGTATGGCGGTGGGATGCACAAAACCGCCCCCTGAACTCCCGAACCTCAACGTTTTCAGAGGAATAGACGCCCTCGGGAACAGGGCTACGAGGCGTCTACCCTCATAATTATATATATCGACTTTTACGTGGAAAGATGGACCCTCTACTCAAGGTAGAGGGTCGAATATGTTATCTATTAAGCCAGTGAGTTGTTAAACTGTTGATAATACTTCTTGACTTCTCCAATTAGACCCTTTAACTTACTCTCAAACGCGCTAGAGATTCCAGTACTTGTAGCAGAAGCGCTCTCATCGGGAATCCTGTAGAAGTAAATATGGTCGAATGCGTACTCGATCGTCAGATCGACCTTACCTACAGTACCAAGCTCAAATCCCATGTCTGATACAGGAAGAGTCGTGGGTACAAGACCTGTCAAGACGTATGCTTCTACTATCGTCTCACCGTCGGGAAGAGTCAACCAGGTGTACCCTATTCCCGAGTACTTCGACTTAGTATATCCATCAAGACCCATAAGAGCAGTTGTACCATACCTAAGGTCTCTAATCATATTGATCCATCTGTTATGCAAGTTGAAGATAAAGTTCTGTTGAACTTCCATATACGTTACCGACACTCTACTTGGCATAGTCAACTTTGTAGGAATAGCAAACCTTACTCCACCGAGACCCTCTATATCTTCCACATCAAGAGTGATTGAAGCAAGTCCTGTTACTCCACGAGCAAGCGCCGCGAGTTTCGCACTATCAGCCGCACTCACGTCTTTAAGACTCTCTGGTAGATCTATCCACCAGTATCCATAACCTCGTACAAACGGGTCACCTACATACGTCTCTTTTGTACCACCAAAAACTCTCGTAAAAACATTATCATTCCAAGGCATTTATCATAACCTCCTATCTATTTACTTTACGTAGAAGTTCAAGTAAATCTTCTCAAGAGCCCTTGTCGGGAACAACACTACATCAAGATACGCCGACTTCCTTAGAATAGCGTATTCATCAGCCCAGACATTAACACTGAAGCTATACAGACCTCTTCTTCTCTGAACATCAGCCAAGAATCCCGTAACTCCCTTCTTAATATTTTCCCAAGTTATAGAGTCATTGAACTCAAAGATGAAGTACTTGCAGTACTGTTCTAACGCTCTCTTACAGTAAAGTATTAATCTCATAACGTTCAAGTTCTGTAGAGCGTCTGTCATCCTTCTTGAAGTTAACTGACCCCACAAGACTGTTCCTTCTCTAAAGTTCACAAAGGGGTTAATCTGGTTCAGGTAGAAGTCATCTCTTTCACTCAACCTTGGGCTATATCTAATACCCTTGATTACAGGAGTCATACCTCTTCTGTAACCTGCTACAGCGTACCAAACTTCATTAACCCTATCATTTAAAGCAAGAAGCCTTGCCACTGCATACACAGGTGATACCCAGATATCACGTCCTGAGAACTGATCATAGATCTGAATATAGGGTTCATAGACTGCTACGTATTCAGAGTTCCACGTATGACGTTTCANACGAGTATCAAGAGCTTCCTGTGGATCTTTATTATCACCATTATCAAGCAAAGCTATGCAATCCCTTCTTATTTCATGAACAAGCGTCACAATCGCACTCTTTACGTCAGTCGGATATCCTCCATCTAAGACTATATCATACCACACAAACTCTGTATCGGTAACATTTGGATCTATCTGTCCTGTATACGCGTTGACAAGAAGAGACTTAGCGATACTATCATTAATTTTTCCATTTGGTAAAAACAACTGTCCATCAGTACCTGCACCAAGATTTACTCCCTCACCATAAAGATAATCAGATATAGAGTGTTCAACTAACGTATTTTGTATAAACTTAAAAGGAAGTATAATCTCATCTGGAGTTAAATATTGACAAGTGTTTGTTTCTTCGTCTTTAAAAATGATATCTTCGTTGGTTAATATTGCTCCAATATTCGTAGAAAACACAAGGTTATTATTATTAAACAAGTGACCATCTGACCTTATAAACACTAATCGTCCAAGATAGTCAGAAAAATCTATTGAAAAAGTATTAGTTCCAACAGTTGCATCTTTCTTTATATAATACCACCCAGGAGTTAGAAGAGTAGTCACATCTGATACAACTTTAGCTTGAATCAAATAACCATAATTATTCAAGAACTCGATTAACTCATCGTACTTTTCATAAGAATAGACTTTCACTTCCACGTCTTCACTATATCTATCAATCACATCTTTGATAAATATAGTCTGTCCAGACTGATCAACAGCATCAGGATCAAAGCTAATATAGTAGCTTCCCGCCAAGGCCTCGGTTTTTGAAACCTTCTTATATTCGTAAACATTAAACGAAAACGTATTTTCCCTATTTAGAACACTCAAGAAGCTAATTCTGTAACCATTATAATATTGACCCCTATACTTCCCAAACACCATCAACATAGGAGACATATCGAACATAAAACTGTTCCATAGATCATCAACTTGCCCTGAAACTTGTTTCCACACCAGTCTTGTATTTGCTTCATCATACTTAAGCTCATAAATATCTTGACCTATAACAACTTGGTAAGGTCTCGAGTCTTCAACATCCCACTTAGCTGTATCAAGTTGATCAATCTGGAAGTTCATAGTATTAGGATCAATTTTTACAGTATAATAAGTATTTCCCGTTAGATCAGGTACTACAAGAAGTTGTTTAACTAGAGATCTTTCTTTTGGAAGGAGTCTTCTTTTCAAGACGTTATAAGTTGTTGCATCAATCTGAGACCCAATGATTACTCCATATCCAGAAAGTGAGTAAAGAGGTCTAAATGTAGATTTCAGATTATTCTTTATCACTTCAAGATCCACAGAATCCTTTGAAGTAACATTGTTTATGGGTTTATCATAGACAAACATGTCGATATCATCGGCAAACATAAACACTGAACCTGTTGACGGATCTGTACAGTCTATTGTNGCAGAGCCATGTCCGTTAACNTAAATGTTTCCTTTTGCATCGATTCTTATCGAACCAGTTACATCGGAACCAGACATCAGATGAAGTGTCGCTTCATTCATTGATCTTGCACCACTAATTCTTACAGACATACCTCCATCTTGACGAACAATCAACCACACATTTTCATCTGATGTCGGAAACTCTGCAGTAAGATATCCATCACCCAGTATTTGTATACCACTACTTGAAAAACTCATTACTCCTGTTGTTGCACTGAAAGAAAGAGTTACACTTCCTACCTTAGACTGTAACCTAAACGGTTTTTCTGCTCCAAAGAAGAACATCCTATTTGCATAAGTGGCATCATACGGTAACACTCTCATTACGTAACACTTAGGAGAAGTCTGAATGAAAGAAAAGGCCACGTGCTGACCACCACCATACACAGCACCATATTTCAAGTAATCGGGATCTCCGTACAGTTTGAGAAAAGAATTTACACTTGTCGCTACCTTCAGTTGGTTATCTGGACCTTTATTTGAGAAAAAGCAGATGAACCCAGTACTAGAAGGTATTTCTTGAACGTAGCTACTCAAAGGAGTAATACTTGTATAGACACCTGGTGAAACTGCTATCATTCTATAAATCCTCCTTTAAAGTTTATAAGTATCATTCATTTGATCACAAGTTTGTAAAATCGNAAATAGGAGAAATAGGTTTAGGTGGATTCGGTGGAAATGAAGTAAGAGGTAACTCTATCACATTCATTTCAACAAATAATCTATCCGTAGATGCGTAGGGTTTATAGGTCTCCTCAGCTGCGTATGGTGTAAAGTCTGGAGGATCATCATAATTTACTACAGTAGCTAAAGATGTTTTCTCTCCTCCAATAAGATGCTTTATAAACATATCGAAACTAAGTCTTTTCGTAGAAATCTCTATAGTCCCTACTGCTGATAGAAGACCAGAGTTACTACAGATAAAGAAAGTTTTTATGTTTTGTGGACAGTTCTCTGTTGTTGTAACTCTAAACTGAGTGGGAAGAACATTATGTGGTGTAACAACCAGATCATACTGGAACCACGTTACAGGGTTCCCGGAAATAATAGTACTACACGAAATATTTACGGGATTATTAAGGTAAGGAATGACGTTGATACTCTGAGGGGTAATAAGAGCATATTTAAAGAGGAATGGAAAGACTGTTAAAAGAGAGTTACCCGCCATAGCCTGTTGAATCTGATCTTTTGCGTAAACAGTAAGTTCTACAAACATATTTTTTCTTCCCGTATTTTAATCTGTCTCAATATAAAGAGCCTGGTTTATAACTTTCAAACGTCCATGATTTCCCAAAGTAGCAGAAAGATTTACCTCGATATTACTTTCTATATAAATAGGATTACTAGGACTTTCCTTATACATAACATCATAGACTTTAGTGTAAAAGTAACCATTGGGTATACTGTTAGTATCAGAAGCAGGAAGACCCTTTCTAAGTTGATACATAGCCATTCTAATATAATCAGGTTCCAGATATCTAACTAGTAATTCGGTTGGAACAGAGTAATACCCTACGTCTTCTTGAGAGTTATTAATAATCCCGAGGACTATATGACATATATGTTCAACTCCTACTGGAAGAGAGATATCATATTCTACACGATAAACGATATTACCTTGATCATCTTTCCACAAAACATGAGTGCAGGGAGCAANAGTATGATCCTTATCACAGATTGCAATAAGGGATATCGTTTTTAAATTCTGAGTGTGGTTAAGAGCTAGATAGTTCTGTGTTGTAAAGTATTTATTATTTCCTGAGTAGAACTCTATGGAAAAAGCAGGGAGAGGATTATTTGTCTGTAAACAGTTGAGAATTAAATCCTTATACCCATCATTAAGAACAACTAATGACATAATACCTTCCTCACTGTATTAATTCGCCATACAATTTTTTTTCATTTTCATTAAACTTAACTCTATAGTAATTGTTTAAGAATTTACACCTAACTTCGTTGTACNCAGGGTAAATTCTCAGATTATTATCTAACTTATAGTACGCCCAAGAAGACACATTATTCTCAGTTACAATACTTCTCGACTCATGATTTGTAAATAAGCTTTTTACATACTGATCAACATCAAAGATGCCCTCATACTCCGTCACAACCTGTATATACTCTGCGGGTGGATTCAACTCTCCTGGAGGAAAACTCTTTCCCCACAAAACAAGTCCTGCCTTTACAAGACTCCCTACTTCATCACCAGATGGTTTAATATTACTATACGCAATAAGAGTCCCATTATCTTTAAATATCCCAAAACTTCGAGGCATATAATCATCAGTAGGATACTGTAACTTATCCGCATAAAGTAACATCGTTATACACTGTTGTTCCTGATAGATCATCCTATAATCAAGTAGTATATAACCGTTTATATTAGTTCCGTAAAGCGTGTTGAAAGGATTGTTCTGATCGTACTCTGGTTGATAAGCGTCAGAAAACTTTACAGAGTTTATCAGCATTACCTGATGATTTTGTATTGCGTAGTCTATAGCGTTATATCCCTGTGGTGTTATTATTAACGTGTTAAGCATACTATGTCTCCTACGTGTAAAGATACCAGGTAATTACTAAAGAGAACGATGAAGCTTTCTGTACGGGATTAAACGTCACTTTCGAAAAAAGAACATGTTGAAGACCAGGAAATTTCGCATTAGAATCGTTAGAAATCCATAGACCTGCTTCTGAAATAGAAGAGCCAACAAGCTCACTACTACCAATATACATAGAAAGAGAAGTTATAAGATATTTATTATCGTTTATCGTGTCCTGTACAAAAGTAACGTTAGAAAACCTTCTTTTTCTTCCATCTGGAGTAGTGTTAGGATCGTTGATATCAAGACCAGATAACTCATTATTAAGTCCAACATCCGAAGGATTGGGAGGAATTCTCGTCAAAGGATCAAGAGGATTTAATAAACCTCCGTTACCAACAGACCAGAAATATAAACCCCAAGAAGCTTTTGGAGTAATGTTCGGATTATCGTATTTTAGTAGAGATGGCAAAACAAACTCTCTTCCTGTATAGACAACGAGATTATTAGTACTTAATATAAGCTCTTCTCTGTTAGAAGGAAAAACGATCTTCCTGATTTCAACACGACCTTTAACCATTGACATAAGTAGAATCTCTCCTTCCTCGAATTTTGTTCCAATCGTTCTTACAGAGACGTAGATATAGTTACGCTATCGTAGATTGGAATTCTACTATATTCTTTGTGAAGAGGTTGAACAACAAACGCATCTTCCATAGGTATTTTATTACATGCCGGTTGATCTATAACTACCTGAACTTGGAATCCTGTAGGACGAGAGTATATCGTAATAAAAAATTCAAGTAGTTTTATATATAACGCTACGAGTTCACTATCAAAAAGTATACCTATATCGACTTCTTCACCCAAAAATAAACCTACGTAATACAAGACTTCTCTAATTATCCCGGTAAAGTTTTGAGTCTGATTGATAAGACTTATGTTAACTGGAAAAGATTCNCTGAGAAACGACTCNAAACCACTTATTGAAGTTGAGATATTAAAGTTTTCATCTAGAACTGTCACTTCATCACAATTCGGATTGTTATACTCACAGAAAAATGTACTGTGATAATCATGACACTTTTTATCTTCTATAGAAACCCATGTTTCTACGCCTGTATCAGGTCTATGTTTAATAAGTGGTTCCAGAATAGTTGTCTCTTTATGAATTTCTCCTATATAGAGATCACTTGTTGTATTGTATAAATACCATGACGTTCTATTCACAGAACTTAAAACAGCAATCTGCTCTACAGGTCTAGAAGCAAAAACAAGTGAGGTATTTGCATCAAATTTAGATAATTTTTGTATCACCTGTCTTGCTTGATCTTGTTTCACATGAAAGACCTCGACCGAATTACCAGAAAGTTTAACCTGTTTCAACACATATGGATATAGTGAGGTTTCGAGACGTTGCCAAGCAAGTAATTCGGGATATACTTTCCATTTGGGAATGTAGGTGTACGGTTTCTCTGTATAAATATTATCTTCCTCGGGTATTATAAAAGGTGGAAGTGTTTCTGGAGTAAAGCTTTCTTGGTAAGAACTTCCCGACTGAAATAGATCAAGATACACAGAAAGAGGCATGGAAAATACATCTAAACATGGAATAAGATCTGCCACGTTAGGAAACAGTTTAATGAAAAATTCTTCTTCCTCTGGTAGAAGACCTGGAATATCAACTTGATTCCACAAATGAATAAGAGTTTTCGAAGCATCTTCATCCGTAGGAAAATCAGGAGGTTGTGGTAAAACAGGATTAGAAAATATACTGATAAATCTTGTTTTTGATTCGTCACTCTCAACGTAGGTTCCTTGGTAAATCGTATACATATGAGTAGCAAAATACCAATCGCCTACTTTCGCTGAGATAATATGGAAGCTTGACTCCGAATCAGGTAACAAAAGACTTCTTGGGTAAGGTAGTTCTTCAGAAAGATCTTTAGTTACATACGAGTGATCTTTAATGTCTACGATGAATAATTTTTTGTTAAGGGGATTAAAAAACACTACTTTCTTTGAAAGACACGCAACTTGAATCAAACTCGCTCTATCGTATGGCTTAAGAAATTCAAAATCATCAGGAATTTTAATAGACGTGAAGTACAGTTGTTCTCCTCTTTCAGAACTTGAAATTGCAACATAAGGAGATCCCTTATCTTCACCGAAATGTTTTATCAAAAATAACACGATATAATTATGTCGAGACCCATAACAACGTTCAAGAGAGTAACCCTTAAGGAACATTGCAGTATTTGAATCTATACTAGACGGGTTTACAACAGACCACTGTCCTGAGAAAATATCCAGCTTAATTAACTTATAGGCATTATAATCACAATTAAAGACGGTAATATACACCTTTTTTCCCAGATCAATATCATTCTCTACTCTAGCAAACACCACAAATTCTGAACTCTGTAAAGGATAAGTATAACGTTGATTGAAACTCCCATAATCACGATAATAATCGACAATAAGTACAGGCTCAAGTTTTGCCGTGTATCTATTTATTACAATAAGATCTTTTCCTAACTCATATACGATTGTCTTTCTAGTATTCTCAATAAGTCCCAGACTTGACAGAGTATCTGGGTCTGTCCTACTCTCAAATCTTAATCTTTCACAAGGAAAATCATGGATAGGAGAATCAGTTAACTCATTATCATTAACTTGAATATAATCCCCAAATTCTCCTTTCAGTTCCAATCTACCAAGCTCTGTTTGAAACTCATCTACTCTTGAATAGAAAAAATCAAGCAAATCAAGAAGTTGATTCTCTTCAAGACTTGATGGAACATTAAAGAAGTCTTTATCAGAAGCGTATTGAGAATCAGTAACACCTTTCATCTTCATAAAGAGATACCTACATAATATCCAAGCCTCCCAAAAGTTTATAGGTTCCGGGAGCGACTCAAGCTTGATAACTCTCGTTTTGAGATATTCTTCGAGTTTCGCTACATCTCCCGAGGTCTCATATTCTTTTTTTAAGAAATACTCACGTTTTGCCCTACTAAACCACTTTGTAATCTCTTTCTCTATAAGATGTAACTTCTGATGAAGAGCCCCAACATAAAAAGGAGACATACCTAGTGAGTTGGAAATTATAGTATCAGTCATTTACTTAGCTCCGTGTTACATCGTCCTATATTCTTCTTTCGATAAAAACCAACGTTGATCAACAACTTCATCTTCAGAAAATACCAACTCATCAACCTCGCGGTCTGATCTTCTCCTCCAACCAACGAACTCGATCGGGAAGATATAGATGTTACTATGGTCTCTATTTCTTGAATATAACTCTGTTATCGAACCTTCTGCAAAAGAAAGAGTTTTCAAAAGAGTCTCAGCACTAAACTTTGTTCCTTTCGTCTTGTATAATCTCACTAGAACCCTTAATAACTTTCTTAACACAGGTAAAGGAAATCCCATAAATTCATCGTAAAGACCGAAGCTTCTAAGAAGAGAAACAACAAGAGGAGGTGAAAGTTTCTCTACCGGAAGTATCAATTGAAAGTACTGAATTGTAGTTCTTACAGCAGTAACGTTACATAAAATAATTTCTTTTGTTAACTCCGAAAGAGTTTCTCTCTGTTGAGTAGAAAGTATATTCAACACCGGAATATTAGAATCATCATTAGCTACAATAGTAAGTATAGAATCTTTTTGCATCCAATTGTAAATATCAAGAAACATAACGTCAAGATATGAATTATATGTCGAAAGATTTGAGTCATTTAAAGACTTAACAAGAGGCTCAAGAGAGGATATAAAACTCCCATCAATAGAAATTAGACCTCTCTTCATAACATTATACTTAAACGAGACACTATATATATAAAAAACATCATCTATATCTACAGTCCTTTGCGTAAAAGACATCTACTTCTCCTCAAACACCGTACGCAACCTTAAGGTGAACAGTAACAAAGTCTTTCGTGGTAAACACTTTTTCAGGAGAATACATAAGAATTTCCAATTTAGACCCGACATCAGTCTTTCCACCTTTACTATACTTCCAAAAGAGATCGTATTTAGGCTTAATCACACGTACAAAAACAGTACCTTGAATTTCTTGGAGATACTTTACAAGGTGACTGAATCTAATCTCTTCTTCACACATTTTATTGTTGATAAATTCACAGATTTTCTCTTTATATTTCTCAAGTAGATTCATTACGGAAGGATCAGAGACATATATCTCAACTTCTACTTCAAGAGGGTTAGTGACAACAACTTCATTCCACCTTGTATCCACAACATAATATAACTTTCCGTCATCGAGATTTTTAACGAGTGTACCCTGTCCTGGCTTCTTAAACGTATAGATTCTATTACCTAATTGATCTACACCCACTAAAGTTACTATACTTCCCGCTTTATCAAACCAAGGATCGCTCTCTGGTATGGGATCACTCAACACAACACTCGAGCCAATATCCATTGCCAGGCTATCGGTTGAAGTTTTTGAGTTCACAACCTTTAAAACGACTTCATCACCAAACCCAAGATGAAAATTTCTAAGTTTACTTGGAGACATAGATGTTCTTATAAACCTTAGATGAGGTCTTACATTAAGTAACCTCTTTTTCTCATCAAGAAACACTGTATTATAAAGAGCATTCGTCCACTCATAGATTGACTCTTTAATATCAACCGTTAATTCATCACAGTAGTCTTTTTGGAAAACAGGGATATCTGCTACATAAGCTTCAGTACTAGAGTTATTAACTCTATAGACGGGACCATAGTCAACAAACTTTGTGAAGAAATCGATACCAATACTGTAACCCGAGACAAGAACCTGAGAGTTACCGTTGATATACAAATTATGAACATGTAATGAGATTATTTTCATTAGATCGCTAGCATCTGAGTATATATACTCATGGGTTACAAAATCAGAAAATCCAGCTTGAAGATCAACTTCACTCGCTACTTCCTGAGATCCACCCTTCCTTCTAATGACAATTTTTTGCTTTATATTAGAAGTGGATGAAACACTTGTCAATACTTTAAAAGTGATTTTCTTCTCTGTTCTGGAAATTTGTATTGAGATACGTTTACACTCACAACTTGTTCCCACCGGAATCACAGAAGAAGGAACTCCTTCTTGAAGGTAATCATAAAAACAAGAAACTTGTGTGTAATCGATACTATCAGGAATAATATATGAATACCAAGTATCAGTATCGTAGTCTATTATAGTGAAAACAGGAGTATAAAACTTTGTTTGACCGTCATATGGATCTACGCTCTGAAGCTCAGTGTAAAAAGGAAAGAGTACATCTGTAAACGGATAGTTATATTTAACTGTTATTGTAGAACTAGGACAAAAAACGTATTTTTTATCTGGTCTAAAGTCATCAACGACAAGGAAAACATCGACATCGTTAGTTCTTGTATCAGATCTTTTCAGAAACACAAAGGCATCGTGGACAAACTCCACTTTTTTGACATCATCTATAAAATCTTGGAGAGTAACAAGTCTATAACGCTGTCTAAGAGATACAGGAGCATTCCTTTTTATCAAAGTCATACTTTCGGAACTCTTTCCTCCCACCGCCTTATCTCTATTCGTAACTTTACAATCGACAATACCAGTTCCGGACAAGTTATACAAAGTATCTGCGGAATCAAGTGAACCAGCCTGAATATTTCCTTGTTCTCCGTTACATAAAGTTAGAATGATTCTGATATTATCACCATTAGGTTGTTTTCCAAAGATATCGTTACCGAGTCTAAATGATACATTGTTACCAAGAATGACTACTTCATAGACTTTATCATAAGGTCCTGAAAGAACGAGAACACCTCGAGTCCATTCTTCGTTATCAACATATAGTTTTGTATCAACGACTCGCTCCCCCTCTGAGATTCCCACATTAACATCATGAAACTGGTACTGTCTCAACGGAGGAATTCTAAACGTAAATTCTTTTAAATACTTATTAAAAGCGGGTCTTTCAATAAGGATGTATTTTTTTCCCGATTCGTCTATTATTAGCTGCCAAGGAAGTGAGACATACGTATTTGTTTCTTCATCTATCAACTGTACTTGAACGTCTCCAGAGGAGTTAACTATCCTTACTGGTTTATCTATAGTAAACATGATACCTTCAGAGGACTTCATGTAAAACTCGTAAGGTCTCATCTCACAAGTGAATGCATTGTCATAAGGAAACAATATTGAGGCGATAAGCTGAGCCGAAGTTGCAAAACTGGCTTCATAATCGATATATGTTGCCCAGTTGTTTACACTCTCTGGTAACGAAGCTGTAACTAAACTTGTCTCTCCATAAAGGAAATTGGAGAAATTAAATAAATCAGAGAGTATTGCGGTATTTAAGTTAACAAGGAAGATACCAAACGACGAGTTCTCAAGGTCAAGGGTAAGATTTTTGGCCTTAAAAATCTCATTGATTGTCTCGAGAAATTTGGACCTAAGTTTTTCTCTGGAATAAGTTATAACGTACGGCTCAGCCATCGCCAATACCCCTTTTAATTTACGATTTTCGACGTTTTATCTATCACTTCTTTCTCAAGCTTCGTCAAGAGAACAACTCGAGCAAGTATTTCCGAGTTATCACTGGGATTAACTCTAGCATCGGCAACAAAGTCTATCAAAGCAGGAATAACGCTACCTAAAGTTGAATCTGTAGCGTTTCTTATTAAAAGTGCTCCTATAAAAAGTCTTGTAACAATCGAGTAGTTTTCATTGGTTAAGAGAGAAGTATCGGTGATCTGTATTGGAATGTTTTGATGAAGTTGATTATTGATTTGGCTTAAAAAGGTTATATCATTCTGGGTAAAAAATGGAATAGAGTAATGACCTCCAGAAGGAGAGGGGTATAAAATTACACACTCCTTTTTAAGAGCTTTACTCTTTAGTGTTTTAAATGGTGCATACGATAAGACAATCTGTTGGATGGGAGTCTCTTTTACAAGTATATTCCACACACTATACTTATCGATGTACTCCTCCTTTATACTCTGTAACTCCCTTTGTATAAAACCAGAGTGTTCATCGATGATAATGGAGCCAATATCTTTAGGCGTTTGTATCAGTCTTGATATCAGTTGAAGGTCCAACAAGATCTTGATACTCACTATTATTCTCCGTCTGAGTTAAAGTTTTATCAGACCCTTCCTCCATCTTGATTTCGTTGGAGGGAGTGGTGACTTCTACTCTTCTTCTTCCCCGTCTCTTTCCCGATGTAGAATCTTGGATAGGAAGAGCACTATCGTGGATTGACACGTTGACAACGTTCTCCTCAAGATTTTCTTCAACTTCTATCTTTTCTTCTTTAGGTTGCTGTTCTGAAATGATTTCGTAACGAAGAAATTTTGCTGAAAGTCTTCCTATCATCATATCATGATCTTGTTTAGTCATACACCTTACGATAAACGGGAAATATCTAAAATAGCCTTCCCACAGTGTCCCTGTACCAGGCCCTGTTATTTTTATAATACTGTAAAGTGCCATCTTATTCCTCCCATGTTTAATGAAAATTGGAAAGAGTGATGAAGAAGCCACCTTTGAAAGTGGCTTCTTCAATGATACTTATTTAATTGTAAAGGACCTTTAGATATCCAGGTCCTTGAGTATAGACTCTACTAGAGATTCTTCGAACAATGAAGCCTTCTTCTCGTTATGCTTCATCACTCTCTCCTCAGGTTCCTCGAGGTCTGTATTACCGAGATCGAGGTCTTCATTGAGATCTTCGTCTTTTTCTTCATCTTCTTCCTTATCTTCTTCTAGTAGAGTCTCAAGCTCTTCTAATACTTTCTTAGCCTTCGCTTTCTTTTTACTTTTCGAAGACTTCTTTCTTTTAGCTTCTTCCAGTTCAATCTCTTCGAGAAGATCTTCGTAGTCGTAATCTTCTAAATCTCCCTCGTCAAAGTCCTCTTCGTCAAGAAGTTCGTATTTGTTTTTACCAGACAACTCACATTCGTCAAGATCCATGCCTTCTTCATCAACTTTTAGATCTTCATCGTCAATTTCTTCGGTGTCTCCTTCAAGGATCCACAGAGCTTCCATCAGCTTTTTCAACGCTCTTTTTTTCCTTTTCCCTCTTGAAGACTTCGACTTCTTCTTTATAGCTTCTGCTAAAAGTTCAATAGACTCGAGAGAATATTCTCCTGAATCATCTAAACTTTTTTTTAAAAAGTCTTCCTCTAAAAGGTCATCAACTTCACTCTCTAGAAGATCATCAACATCATAGTCATCTTCCTCGAAGAGTCTCTTCTTCCTGCTCTTACGACCCTTCTTTCTTCCACGTCTTGCCTCTAGAAGATCATACCAATCCTCCTCGGATTCCTCTTCGGGCTCTTCCTCGTCCTCATCNTCTTCNATGTCNTCATCNTCCGCTTCCAGGAGGTAATCATAGTCGTCTTCCTCAAAGAGCTTCTTCTTCCTGCTCTTACGGCCCTTCTTTCTTCCACGCCTTGCTTCTAGAAGATCATACCAGTCTTCCTCGGATTCCTCTTCAGGCTCTTCCTCATCCTCATCATCTTCGATGTCTTCATCATCGGCCTCTAGAAGATAGTCATAGTCGTCTTCCTCGAAGAGTCTCTTCTTCCTACGACCCTTCTTCCTTCCACGTTTTGCCTCTAGAAGATCATACCAATCTTCCTCGGATTCCTCTTCAGGTTCCTCTTCGGGCTCTTCCTCATCATCTTCGATGTCTTCATCGTCCGCTTCCAGGAGGTAATCATAGTCGTCTTCCTCAAAGAGCTTCTTCTTCCTGCTCTTGCGACCTTTCTTCCTTCCACGTTTTGCCTCTAGAAGATCATACCAATCTCCCTCGGATTCCTCTTCAGGCTCTTCCTCGTCCTCATCGTCTTCAATGTCTTCATCGTCCGCTTCCAGGAGGTAATCATAGTCGTCTTCCTCAAAGAGCTTCTTCTTCCTACGACCTTTCTTCCTTCTACGCCTTGCCTCTAGAAGATCATACCAATCTTCCTCAAGCTCCTCATCGTCTTCAACGTCTTCCATATCTGCTTCTAGAAGATCATCGATATCGTAATCATCTTCCTCAAAGAGCTTCTTCTTCCTACTCCTACGACCCTTCTTCCTTCCGCGTTTTGCCTCTAGAAGATCATACCAATCTTCCTCGGATTCCTCTTCAGGTTCTTCTTCAGCCTCTTCGTCAGTGTCTTCGACGTCTTCGATATCTTCGTCATCTGCTTCTAGAAGATAGTCATAGTCGTCTTCCTCAAAGAGCTTCTTCTTCCTACTTCTACGACCCTTCTTCCTTCCACGTTTTGCCTCTAGAAGACCTTGAACTTGCTCAACATGCTCTTCGTCTTCACCCTCTTCATTATCAGAGTCTAAATCAGTTTGAAACATCTCTTCTGCATTTTCTAGAGGCCCTGTTCCTGTCCAAGGAGTTACTGCCTCTTCAGAAATAGCAGACTTGTTCTCCTCAGCCATCAAACTCTGCAGTTTCTCAAAAGCCTTATCAATAGCTGAATAAGTCTGAATTCTTGGAGAACTCAGAGGCTTATTCACTATTGAATCACCTATTACGGGTACTTGATATTCTTCAGCCATACAACGTTCCTCCTTACATAGAATTCAAAGATCGTGTTTATTCTCTGATAGTATCAGGATGTTTTTCCATGATTTAGAGAAAACTTGAAGTATCATCAAGTAGGTAGTTGTCTTCTTTCTTATCATCAAAATTTACTTGTTTAGAAAGTTGACGGGATGTCAACTCCTCAAGAATCTCATCAAAAGAAGTTTCTCGAGAAGAGACATCAGAGTCCGACACTGTAATCTCAACATCATTAAATTCTACAAACTTAAACCACTCATAAAGAAAGTAGAACATCAGTCTTCCTCTTGGTCCCGTTCTATTCTTATCAACGTTAATACCAATAACCGAGTGTTTAAAAGGCATCAGAGTACTTAAAGAACCTGTAGTTGCTAACGAATCCACGTTTGGATCGTAAAGGAGTGCGATGAAATCAGAGTGTTGTACGATCTGACGTGATTCATCAACGTTTCTCATATCAGGAATTCCTTCGTACCCTTGAGTGTTAACTTGAGCGGCAGTCACTACAGGAACATTAAACTTTCTTGAAACTTCTTTCAAATCGAGAACAAGTTGACCGAGTTCGAACCTCATCTCCTGGAAACTTCTTGTCGACTTCATCAGTGATAAATAATCAATAACAATAAATGAGACCTTCTTCAGAACATCCACAGTATTTAACCAAGAGAAAATATTCATTACCCCAGTTTTTGGAGGGAAATATTTAATTATTATATTGAGGTCGGATAGATACTTTAGAACGATCGACTCTACTTGAGTAGAAGTTAAACTGCCTATTCCTTGAGAGAATTGATTCATAGTTAGTTTAACATCCTTTCTTGAACGATCATCGTATAAATGAATCTTAAGAAGTCTTTCGGTAGTCTCAAGGACATCATTCTCCAAAGTAATATACACGACGAATTGATCTTTTGATAAGAATCTTGAAGCATTCAGCGCAAGATTAAGAAGGAGTGACGATTTTCCATGACCTGGTTTACCGCAAAAGACATACACTCTACTACTCTCGAAACCACCCTGAAGAACATTATCAAGAGACGAATATCCTGACGATACTTTCTTTTGTTTTCTAGAGACTAGATCAGAAAGAGCAATAAGAGATTTCCTAATTTCGTCAGATGTAAACGATAACTCACACACTTCTTGATTCTTCAGACCAAGATAAGACTCACTGGTTAGCCTCTCTGTACTCTTGAGAAAAACGTTACCTAAATTTTGAAGGAATTTAGATATTTCTACGCTTTGCTCGAGTAGAGTCTTCTCATAGAGGAAGCTTGTTAAATCTTTAAATAAATTATTAAGAGACCCCTTGATATCCAGTACAGCAAAATACTTATGTAACGTGTCTATATAGAGCTCGATCTGAGAGATAGGAACATGGTCATCTACCAACTCGGAGTAGCTCTCAACATCTTCGTATAATGCAACTTTCACTTCGTAGATCTCTCGACCCGATAGTTCTGGTCTCTCAAGATGTTCTATACAAACTTGCTTTAATTTATTTAAATAATGTTGATCGGATTCTTGAAGTTCTGCAAAGACTTCTGAAAATATTTGTTTTTCTGTACTTGATTGGAGATCTTTATTTGTATTGGAAGAGTTCTTGTTGATATATCGACTTCCATCAACCAGAAGTAACTTCGCTAAAAGTTTCTGTAGATAAATATAATACACTCGTTTATCGGGATTCTCATCTTGAGGAAGATCGGAAAGAAGTACTTTGAGTATCTCCTTACAGGTAAGCATGAAAACCTCCTTTTTTCATTCTGCCTCTGAAATACCATAAAACTTCATCAACATGTTTGTCTCAAAATCGTAGTTTTTAGGATTTTCAATAACTTCATCAATAATCTTGAAGACAGTACTCAACTGCCTAAATATGAGTTTTTTATGATCGAGTGAACTCTCACTACAGACTGAATTAACGATTTCCCAAATTCTAGAGGTGTTACCCGATTCAATATAACGATCGACTACCTCTCTAGCCACATCAAAGAATCTCTTAAAATATGTTTGATGAAAGTATGGATCAAGGAAAAACACCCAAGGTATCACTTCTTTGTGAAACGTCTCTGTCTTGTTATTATAAACTGTGGTATACTCTTTCGAAGGCACATATCCAACGCTTTCCCACAACTCATTTATTATCTTATAAAAATAAGTTTCAGACGTCAAACTACTTCCCACTTGAACCGGGTTTCCTAAATCTTTTGACTTAAGCGAAATCTCTTTATAACACAACGTCTTAGGATCAACGAAACCCATACGTCTCGCTCTAAAGACTTTACTCACAGCGGCAGTCCCATCAAAACTAAAATTAAGAACCACTCCATATTTACGTTGCAAATAATATGCAACCATATTAACACCCACTATAAAATGAAGACTAAGAAGCCCCAACACATGAAAATGAACTCCTGAAAAGAATTCCAGAGGAACTCCACGTTTAAGAAACGACCACAAAAGATAAATCAACCCATACACCCAAAACAACACAACTGACTCTTTTTGTCTTGAGGGATTAACAGCGATACCACCTACGGCATACCTTCTGGGAAGAGCCTCAAGAGTTTGACATTTTTCAAAGAGTTTATCCACGACTCTCTCCCAGATCTTAAACTTTACAGTTGACGTTGGATGAACAATAAAAATTAATTTCTTCCAAAGATCTTCATCTTTATTCAAGCCAAGAGAGAATAACCTTTCAACAGACTCAAGATTAAACTTAACCATTTCACGTTCCATACATACTCCAAACGAATTATACAACTGAACATCAAGGAAGAAGAAGCTATGAAGTTTATGTGACTCTGTCTCATTTAGAGTCTTCACGAAACTATAATACGTCTCCATGAGCAACGGAACTTCATCCTTCGAAATACGTCCAACAACGATCTGAAATCCTCCCGAATCTAACATTATTTGACAAATCCCTTCCAAGGATTCCGTTTCATCCTTCCACTTCTCAAAAGCGTAAGACAAGATGTTTTTATACCGAGTCTTTTCATCTTGCTTCTTTATCGTTTTATTATTAAGAGGTATTAGGTTACCGTAACTAACGATCAATATTGGTGTATACTCTTTAAAAGCCCGTTTCAAAGCTTCTCCATGATCTCTTTGTGCTTCTTCCAGCCACTTTGTTATGTTCCCCACGAATCCAGGGATAAAAAGGCAAAAAGATTCTCCTGATGAACTTAGCAATCGATCCATGTTCTATCTCCTTTTAGGTAATTTTTGTCTAATGTCTACATACAGTCTTGAAACATTTCATCTAGAAATTTCTTGTATGATTCCCATGTAATCTTGTTTATTAATTCCTCTAGTGATACTACACAGATCTCATATTGAGATATTTGGATTTTCAAAGAAGCGGATAAATAAAATCTGTTTATGTAACGACAAAGAGTAAAAAGAAGGGTAGAAGAGGAATAATCTCTCTTAATAATAACCCAGGGAATTTTCCTCTGATCTCCGATATTCTCGATAGCACCCTGTATCACATCTATAAATTTAAGCGACTTATTCTTATCGATAATTTCGAAAGGACTATCGAGGGTCTTCCACCTTTTACACTCCACATAGATCCTTGAAGTAAACTCCCTCCCTTTTTCACTTAAAGCACAGATATCTCCACTCTGTTCAACAAACTCAAAATTTTGAGCTCTTGTAGCAAGACTTCCTGATCCTAAACTTCTCCAGAGACAATATTTCCGTTTAGAATCACCAATCCACCTGGAAAGAGTTTTCGCTATTTCTATTTCGAAATTAATCCCCTTCTGCCTAAACGTCTTCATTAAATCTGAACTACCTTTCTACCCAACAATCCTATATCTTTCATCTTATCTATCCACATTGTTTGTACCCATTCACTCACAGATATAGAAAACCACTCATTCAACTTCGAAAGTATCTGATCAAGTAGTTCTTTATCAATATCCCAAGGGACAGTCAACCACCTAGCCTCATTTACCTCTTTCTGTATATTTAATGTTGCTGAAGTCAATGAAGATAATTCATTGATATATGACTGAAGTTTTTCCTGAGGAACATAATGAGGAAGTAATCGTATAGGAAATAATACTCCTTTTGAACCTTCCTGAAAAACCCTCTGGAAAAGGTTATTAAACAATATCATACCTCTCACACCTGGAGTTATAGATCTATATGATTCCCTGACCCATGTAACTGGTTTCCCGACGCTCGGATCGAACTTTTTGAGAAGACTTCGAGACTCCTCATCTTTAACAAGTATAAACTCTTGTATTTCCTTAATAGATTTTCCTTCGATAAGAAGCATTTCCAGAACTTTCTTATAACTTTCCTTAAAGAAAAATGGATAATCACTTCTCTTTAAATCAAATCCTTTAATATCGAGCTTCACTTCGGGATAAGTACTATAAACAACATACCTCTTTTTTGCATTAATAAGAAACATCTTACCAAGATACTCAAACTCGAGAACTAACCTTGGATTTTGATTTTTGATAAAAATCTTTCCAACTAAGGAGGTGAACTCGAAGAACTTATCTCTAAGTTGCCTTGTTATATCTTCGAGAGTCTCTTCGGAGACGTTTAAGAGTACTTTTGGAGACTTTATAAATATCGAGTCAGTATCTCCATAAACTATATACGAACGATTAGGTATATGTTTCGTCGGTTCATAGAAGTTCTCAACTACGTACGTAACTACACTTTTAGTAATATCTTCACTAACACTAAACTCATTAAGAGACGATCGCGTAAAATATGAGCCAAGATACTCTTCAGTGAACCATGAAACGCATTTATTTAACATCTGACCCGTCAAAGTCACAGCTTCAACCAAGTTAGGATCGATAAATCTCGACCCCTCGAATCCAAGATAACCGTACAGTGCATTTGCCGCAACCTTATACACTCTTTGTTTTAGATCATGTTGCTTATCTTTAGTTTCTTTCAATAGCTTTTTCTCTTGTTTCCTTCGGCTAAGAAGCTCTTCAAGAATCATACTAAACACAGACTTCTTTCTTCCATCAAAAAACGTTCCATTGAACAGAAACGTTCCATTCATCTCCTGTCGATAACTCTCTACTTGTGACGTTAAACACTTTCTTTCAGATGAAGTCTGACTGTCAACATCAAAGAACACAACATTCACTTCAGAATCTTCCTTACCATCACTGGAAACGTATTTTATATACCTAAGTACATCGTCATGATCTTTCAACTTCATCGATAATAAACTTCCATCGATATTTCCTGTAATGATGATGTTTGGATATAGACTTGAAAAGTCGAATTGAGTTACTACATGAAGACCTGGTACAGGTTCATGAACGAAACCACCTATAAGATCTCTTCTCCTATCTTTCTTGGGTTTACTTCTAACGTAAAAACCATTCTTCTTACAAAAATAGTATATCAATCCATCAAGAGCTTTATTTGATGACTGTACACTATTCCAATTAACACAATAGAAAAATCTAAGCTCGTTAAAGAACTCTAGTATGTTTAACTTTTGATTTATCTTTTCACATAAGACAACATCCATCACATTGTATTTAATACTATATCTTATATCTGACTCCCATACAAAATTAAACCTTGAACCTCTCTCAAGTTTCGAGACACCAAGCTCAGTTTCCGCAATATATCCCAACGCAAAACTTTCCCTCTCATGTGGAGTTATAAACTTATAACAGGTCAACAAATCCATACAGACTAGACCCGGAACGTCAAAGATATACTTAGGTAAATCCACTTTAGGAGAGAGACCTTCGATCTTAGTAAAGAGTTTTTCTGGAGATAAGTTAAGATTATTTGACCTCGTATAAAGATACCCAAGGTCAAATATACTATTCCACGCTGCTACCACATCATGTTTAAGTATTTGTTTTACTGATTCTCTGATAAGCTCTTCTTCCGAGCCAACTCTTCTTATACTATATTGTACCTCACTAGTTTTACCTTGCAACTCAATTATAACTTCATCTTGCTCCGGAAGCTCCCTATTAAACTCATCCCAACAAAACACCGTCATCGACCCATCTAAACTGGAATATATAGAACATAAAACAACAGGGTAAAAGGCCTCCTCGGGTTTAGGGAACTTCCCATCTTTAACATAAACCTCTATATCAACAATACAGTATGAAAATGGGCTCGACCTCGGGATTTTTCCCTGTCTCTCTATTTCTAACTTCCAATCCACGAGACACTTACTAGTAACATGTACATCACTCTCATACTCTGTAGTCTCTTGTCTCGAAAACTTTCCCAAACCACTTTGAACCCACTTTCCTGACGGTAGCAGACATACATTAGAGATATGATTCCTATCCACTTCACTTGAATGAACTACTGGCTTAGCAGTGTTACTTATACTGTAGTAGTAATTTTGGTATGGAATAGTTTTAAACTCAGTTGTTCCCGTCTCGATATTTTTCCACAAGAACAAGATCTTCTTCTCGAAGGTTTGAATGTCGACAATAGAGTATTTATCAACGTCATAATACTTCTCGGGGTATTTAAATAGAAACGAAGATTGTGAATCATCATATAACACTTTTATAGTACTCTGTGGAGAAGTAGTCGTTGGAAGACTACTCGATGAGTTAAGATGGTTTCTAAGTCTTTCAAATCCTTCGTCGAAGTAGTGTATATTTTTTGGTTTGTTTCTAATTACGAAACTGGGATGTACAATCACAAATAACTTGCTTATTATTCCTGAAGGTGTCGCAAAATCCTCAAAAGATCCATGTAGTTTGGTTATTCCCAAATCTTTTGGGAATTGATTGTGGAAAAATTTGCGAAGTGCTATATAGGCAGTGCCTCCTACTGCTACAACTATTCGAGGTCGAACAACATCGATCAGATTAAAAAGAAGTTCATTACAACACTCAATTTCAACTCTCGTTGGTGTTCTATTTTCTGGAGGTCTACATAGACACGAATTTGAAATTACCCATGAAAATCCCTCTAGTTTCGTGTTGATATACTCTCTAAGCAATCTTCCCGAAGGACCTACAAAAGGTTTAGATTGTTTCACTTCTTCTTCGCCAGGAGCTTCTCCAATAAATAGAAGATCGATTTGACCTTTTCTGATCTTCTCTTCGTCTCCTCCCATATCAAAATTTACCTGTCTTGATGGTCTTAACGTACATATTTTTTGACATTGAGACCTTTTTGTCTTTGCAGACTCTATGTAGAGTCTAGTTTCATTCAGACGCTCTAAGAAACTCTTTACAAAAGAGTTTCCTTGTTTTTCTTTTGTTACCGAAGGGATCAACTCACTTTTTAAAGTGTTAATATAATTTGTTTCTTTAAGTATTTGAAGTTCAATAGGATTTAACCCCTTTATCACTCTTAAGACTCTATCTTTTTCTTGGTTATCAAGATCTAACTCTTTTATTATATCCATTACATCTTGAACTCTTTTATCTGACGAATACGATAAACACACAAGAAAGTTATCAATCTGATTCTTTGGTTTAAGAGTAACTATCCCTCTCGAGACAAGATCCTTAAAACACTCAAGAATTACTCTCGAAGAAACTGACAACAAATCCCAATGGTTAAATAGATCGTTGATAAACCCGATTTGATTCGAGTTGACTAAAAACGCAAACCAGCTAAGAAAGACTCTTGACTTAATCTTATAAAAGTGATCAGGTAAATCTTTTCTTGAATTGGAAAGCCATTCATAAAAAAGATACATATCTTGTGTTTTCAAATCTAAAAGTCCATTCATCGGATACTCCTAAAAATGTAAAAATGTCAAGATGAAAAATTAAATAAGGGACACAGGACCTCTTGGAAACTTTAGTCCCCTTTTTGTGACTTTACTCTCATATTGTTCTACTTGAAAAGTCCTCAAAATATACTCTACTGCGAGGTCAACATTAAACTCTTTACATGAGAAAACATCGATACTCACGTATCTCTTGAATGGAAATGTATGAACACTGATATGACTTTCTGCGATAATCACAAACCCTGTAATTCCCGAGTCTTCTTTTATGGGAGCATTATATCTTATTACATAAGGACAAGTTATCTTTGTCATACCAATGATGCCTGGAAGAGTATCAAGAAATTTGAAAATTTCATCCATATTATCGAGAGTAGCAAATGAACCTTTATATCCATCAAATACTAGATGTTGTCCGAATCCATAAACTATATCGTCTCTTGGAATAGTGGCATTTGTACCCATCTTTTTCTTCCTTTCTTTGATTTTTTCTCTGTTGTGCTTATATTACTATTATGATCTAGACATTGAGGACCGATAACTTTATGAATTAGTTCTACATACTCATTCCATCGTTTTGCCTCTCCTTCCTGACCTTTCTGTTGACACTCAATTACTTTCCCTGTGATAGCGGACTGTATCACACGCACAACTCCTTTCAACTCATTGTATTTCTTTATGAGTTCATCAACAGACAGGACAACATCGTCTACTGTGGAAAGAAGCTTATCTCCATCCATCGTAAACCTCCTTTCATTTATTTTATATTTACCATCAGTCTATTCTTCTTTTCCCAAGGAAGTCCATACATCTTTTTCACAATATCTGTAGCTTGTGGTATTGATGAGGCCTTCTTAGGGTCTCGTGGAGCAATACGATTCAAACGAAATGTAACACCCACTCTTTGAACGTTTCCTCCCTGTCTATCAAGAGTCAAAGTCTTGCTTCTCACTAACCATGGTCCAGAAAGGAAATCAGTTATTACGGGTGGGTAAAGAAGGATTTCAATGATATCACCCGGCCAAACAAGTGGCCAGAGATCTACATCTTCTGTAAACATTATATAATCCTGTTTCTCCTCTGAGTCGAAAAACAGTCTATTTGACAAATCTCCAATTGACTGGAGTACTGCTCTTGAAAACTCTAGAGGTGTATCACATCTTATATTGTATACGCTATCTGATATAGGACCTCCTTTTGGTTCAACATAAAGTGTCTCTGCTGTAAAAATCGACTTAGAAAAATCACTCATAGGAACATCTAATCCTGTGTAAATCTGATTCCCTTCAACAACTGTATCTGTTCTTAAACGAATCTTTGTATAAGTTTCAAAGAATTTACTAGGACTTTTCGTTAAATCTGTGATAAGACTCGTAGGTTTTTTTACTGTCTGAATAACCGCACTCTTTACTCCAAGATGACCTTTGGTTAAATCATGTGAGGTTTTACTGAAATCAAGATACCAGTCAATCCTTTTATCTCCTCCAGGATAGACTCTGTATCTATAGTGCACTTTGTGTTCTGACTTATCAACAACATAGACTATTGAAGAAGCATTGACTAAAGGACATGGACAAAGATCATATAACGACCTCGAGAGAGTCCCAAGAGTTGTACCAGCGATAGTAGAATACTTGGTTTCTCTTGGAATTTTAGATTGAGGAAATTCTTTTGCTGTTGCCTCTTTTATCCCTATGGTCTCATAATCATCGTGCTCGATAATAAGAGAGACTTGGAATGGGTCTGCTTTTACTGAGGTAAACATCCCTAAATCTACAACAGTCTGTTGCTCACAGTCATTTAACAAAGCGTGAGTCTCAAGGATTGCTTGAGTAAACGTGTCGATAAACTTATTAAGATCGACGAAGTAGCTTTTAGCAAGATCGACTGTTTTGTTATACCACTCAGAAGACTGACCATCTTCGAGAATAGTAGTTAATTCAGGAGGTAGACCAGAAAAATTGTCATTCAACTCTGAGATGATTTCATCAGCCATATCAAGGAGTTCATTTTTCAAAGCTGGATCTTGTATCTGTGAATTGATCTCGTTTTTAAGATCGTTTTCAACAAACTGAACAAGCTCGTTTTTCATCTCTGAGATTAGATCACTTGACTCTTGAGATAAACTCTTAAACTTTTCCTGAGAGAAAATTTTCTCAGTAATTTTAGCTGTATTATACGTTGGATCTTCTATGGAGAACCCAGACTGAATACTCTGTTTTGAATTTATTAACAAATCTAGATTGAACGAAAGATCTTCAAGACTTTTCTTCGTCTCTTCTGGAAAACTCGGATCCGATTCTACTATATTGATGATCTGATCAACTACCTGTTTCGTCTGTTTATACACTGGTATTGGTTGCTCGTTTTTTTCAAAGCTAACCGTCACCCCAGAGACCTCACTACTCAAGAAACCAGAAGGCCCCATTATAGGTGATGCGACTAAAACTTCAAATGGTACTGAATTATCTACTAGCTTTTCAGTTATATTATTACACTTCTCAGTAACTTTTTGAAATTCCTTTTTAAGTTCGGTTGGAATGTTATTATTTGCCTGAATTGTCTCCGACGTCTTGTTTAACTCGTTAGAAACACCCTTAGAGATATCCTCTGGATACGAAGGAAGACCCGTTAGGATGATATTTTTTAGCGAAGAAATCTCTTCTATTCCTACAAAGGGCATATAAGGTTGACCCGAAGTTACAGATCCAAACGCCTCTGACCACTCTGTAGTATTCTCTATAGGAATAGGTTTATTTACTATTTCCTGTGGAATATTCTTTTCTTCCACCTGTTGCAGGTTTCCCGAAACGTTCTCTGAGAAAATATATGGTTTAGGGGTGTATGTTGGTATATATGATATCTGTGTTGAGGTGTATGTCTGAGGCCAAATGTTGTTTAATTTCAATTTGTAGTTTTTGGTAAGTGATGGAGGGAGATACCAGTTATATTGAGGAAGAATAATCGAAAGATCGTCAATAAGATTTGTTAATTGATTAGTTTTTCCCGACCACCACTTGTAATTACTATCGTATGCTGTGATAAAAGTATTTGGAATTCCTAATACTGTTTCAAACACAGATTCCACTNCCATAAAAAGAGCAGATGGAATTGCTAAAACCGATGACACGACTTGTTCAGCACATCCCACAAGAGTAGATATAGTTCTAAAAATACCTGAGATTAAACTTCTCACTGGTTGCATGATCTTCGAAACAAGACCAATGATTCCTTGAAAAAGTTGTTGGAACACTTCAAGTACCGTTAAGATAGGTCCTAGAAGTGTTCCGGCATTAGGAAGTGATTTTAGTATGTCAAAAAGTAAACCTCTAACTTTCTGAGCGACACCTCTAATAAGATTTGATATTTTATTACAAACATCTTTTATGAAACCATTGAAAAAAGAGAAAGACGTATTGATAATATTCGTAATAGTATCAAGTATTGAGTTACAAGTCGCGAGAAGTGAGCTAATTATCCCCAACCTCCGTTGAACTTGTCCCTTTAAAGCCTGTTTCGTAAAAGAACTTTTGAGAGCTCCAGGAAGCTTTGTTCCGGGAGAACTCTGACCTGTTACTATCTTATACGTAAAATCTCTTTTCTGAACCTCTGTCTGTGAAATACTAAACGATGGATCATCGTCTATAAACTTCTGTATAACTTTCTCTGGAGTAATATAATTTTCAAAGAAATTCAATTCCTTAAGTTGAGAATCCCTATTAAGGAAGATCTCGTATGCTGGTACGAAAATCCACTCTAGAGGTTGATTAAGTTTCTCATGAAGATATAACCCGTCCCTCTGAGTGTTGTCTCGAATCACATCGATATTAGTACATAACAGTGGAATTTCCACAATGTTTGTCTTTGTCTTGATGATTAGTGAAAACGGGGTGTCAAGAGGATAAATCTCCAAAAGCTCCGTTGAAGATCTATCCAGAGTTCTAAGAACGTCAAAATTGGTGTGATACCTGACAATACCCCACCTTAACAGGTTTGAGATACGACACCCCATATCAAACTCTAGTTTTGAGCAATACGGGATTAAGTTTCGTTCTTCTCCCTGCTTCGTTTTATAGATAAGACTAACACTCACGTCAAACATAAATTTCCCTACATATCTAAAAATGTCTCGTAGTCATCTTCAACAACTAGACGTCTTTGAGAGAACTCTACTACTCTAGGTTTAGTCCAGTATTGATACTTTGCACTCGTAAAATCACCAGTAATATTATCTCTTAAAACCGGTCTAAAATACCCAATTGGCCTACTCCATAAAGTCACATCTTTTGACTTACATTTAGGACATACATTATGTTTCCCTACAATCTTCTCTTTACAATTATTACATTTCATCAAGGTTGAAGTCAGTGTGAAATACTGTAGCGGTGTACTTGTAAGTTTTTTGATAATGTCGACTTTTTTCTCAACACTTATCTCTTCCCCCAGGAAAAGATGAAGGATTGACCCTCCTGTAGCGTAACTCTGAAAATGACAAGAAACATCTATCTGTTTTAATAAATCTTCTTCTTGAAAAGGTGGAAGGAATCCCGACGTTAAAAAGACGTTTCCCGTTTCAGAATTTCCTGACACATACATTTCTGAATAAGACTTCATCCTCTAGATTATCCCCCTTTCTTTAAGTATCTGTAAAATAGACTGTCTAAAAAACGGAATGTTCGTCACGTCACCAATTCCACGAACATCTTTTTTGTTGATAAACTCAAGTAATTTGTCTTTAAATTGTAGGTCTTTCTTCGCAAGATAAGGAGATGCAGACTCACTCGGCGCAAACTCTAAAGAAACCAATACCTGATCCCTTTTCATTATACTATCAAGTTTCTCCAAAACGAATTGGAGTATTTTGTGAGAGTATTTTATTGCTTCGATGTCAAAGATGCCTTCTTCAAACCCTGCATTGATTAGACCTTCATGACCACCTACAATTGAAAAGATGTTATACAACGTTTTAGTGGTTTTTTGATAGGCGGCCACATAGGGATAAAGATCTGTATAATGTTTCTGTATCCAATTCCTTTTTGCGTTTAAAAAACTCTGCCCGACTTCTATAAGATAATCGAGAGATTCTTTAAGTCTCTCGAAATCTTTCTTATAGAGCCAGAGAAGTCTATTAATGTTAATGGCATAAACTCCGATACCACCCACTCCAGAACCACTATGGAACGGATTACTTCCCGTTATAACCTCGACAAGGTTTAGATCAAAAGTCATTCTACAACAATTACTGTAAATCATTCCTACTTCGAAAGGTTTCAAATAAGGATTAAATTTCTTCCAAATGGTATCTTTTTCGAACCCTATCTTCCTGTAGTTTTGAACGTAAAATCCCCCAAACTTATCAGAGTTCTCAACAAGATACAACCAAGAGGGATTATCCCATTTAAAATCGTTATAAACATTTACTGTGATGAGTGGAAATGTAAACGGGTTTCCCTCCGCATCACCCTCTATCATTGAGGATATAAAAGACATGTTTATTCTATCGAAATACTCTGATGGTATTTGAGAGTATGTTTGTTGATATAACTTTCCCGCATGTACTATTGGAAAGTTTGCTAACCTTGGGTCACATTGTCCGAATTCTAATGTAATATTTGTGAAGGGACTATTACCCGTTCTAAACGGAAGATTAATATTATAAAGAAATGTCTGCCATATATTCTTAAGTTCATAGTCTGATAACTTATCTGTTTTTTCGATTTCTTCAATTACGTATAGATATCCCGCAGCTACTGTGGAGATATCATTTAGAGACACAGCACCTGAACACTCCTGAGAAACGAGACATATCAAGTTTGCACATTGTTGAAAAAGAGTATCAAGTCTTTTTGGAGGTTTACTTCTTCTCTCATTTGTTGCGAGAGAGAAAAGACCCCACTCAGCTATATCTCTTGAACTCAACCCAAGACAATACGGACTAAGTTTATGTGTCTGATGAACGTAGACCCATCCTTCTCTGTGAAGATCACTCAGAGGAATAGTGGAACATATTTCTGAAAAAAGATATTCTTTACAAATTTCACTAACCAAAATATGTTCTAATACTGGAATACTCCTAACAAAGTTAGCATTTTGCTTCGCTATATCCGCGTTTTTTATGAACTCGTCAATCAGTCTCTTGAACCTATCAAAACTATCCGCCATTTGAGAAAAAACCTCCACAGTTAGTTATAAAGAGAGGTACTTATAGAAGGGAATGCTTTGTCTATTTATCAAAGAAAGGGGAGAATTTCTTAAAGATTCCCAATCCGGATAAACCTCTTTAACAGACTTATAGTATTCAGAAAACGGCTTCGTTAGGTAAGGTACTGGATCTACAATACCGAGAAGTTTATGTGAGTACTCTCTTAAGGCATCACTCGCACAGTTTCCACATTGATACCAGACACCGTCGATTTTCTGTGGGTTGTAACATGAGATCGAAAGATCAATCGGAGCACCTATTGAGTATCCAATATGAAGAATCTCTTTCTTTGTTAGGTTAATAAAAGGAGTTAAAACAGTAATAGTTTTAAAGGCATCCGAAGAATACTTAAAGAGTTTATTTAAGTTTAGGAAGAATCCTTGACTTGAATCTGTAAACGAGTCATCCATTGTTGCACCATATACTATTTTAGAACACCCCGCTTTCTCAGACAACCCACAAGCTATTGAAGCAAATATAGTGTTTCTTGCTGGAACATAGCTAACCATTGTATCAAGATCTGTAGCTCTATCAACAACAAAATCGAGGTCAGTAATAACGGAGGATCCAAATTTCTTAAAGACACTATCCACATCACAGACAATCAATGGAACATTAAAGTGTTGACATAATTTTTTACTACATTCAACTTCAACTTCTTGAGAATGCTGTCCATAGCTAAAATGAACAGCGTGAACGTTATAACCAAGTCTTTTACATAAAGTTAAAGCTATCGTAGAGTCCAGACCCCCGCTTAAGACACACATAACTCTATCCGCAAAAAGTAGTTGTTGACCAGATACCTTAAAGGATTGCCCTGTCGAAGTAATTCTGTTTATGGTGTAAATATCAACCTTTGAAAAATCTTCCTGATAGACGTTTGTTACAAACATACAATGATCATCTTGTCTAGAGTAGAGCTCCATATAATTTGTCCCGTAGATTAACATCTCCTCTCTTCTGTTGTACGCAGAAAAACAGAAGTTACCCGAAACACTCTCCATTCTGAAATTCACATCAGTAAAAAGTCGAGTCTTCTTGTCAGTCTTGTAAAGATCGTTAAGACCGTCGTAGATAATACACTGTCCGAACCCCGCTCTAATAACTCCTGTAGAAGTATTTTTGGAATAGAAATCATAGGCAGAAATGGAGCTACCTATGATCCCCATAAAAAAGGGTGGTTTACCATCAAGAAAAGAAGGAGATGAGAAGAAATCTTTGCAAAGATTCTTAAGCTCTTCTTTATCTTTGTATTCCTTGTGGATTTCCGAGTAAGAGTCGATAAAGACGAATTTGAAAAGATCCCTTCCTCGGAAATCGATCTTCTCGAAGAACTCGATAAACTTGTCTGATATCGTCTTTCGTGTCACAGGATCAGCCTCAGAATTATTCCTAAACTCAAAAACAGTCAGAAAACTACTCATCCCTATCCTCCTTATTTTTTCTGTCTAAAGATGAAAATTCCAGACTCTTAACAAAAAGTATTAAACAATTAACCTAAAACTTTGAATTAATTCAAACTTCTATAAAGTTATTTAACTTCCACGGAGCTTTTCTTTGCTTACACCACTCTTCAATTTCGCTTATTTCATTTTCTTCTAGAAGTGGATATTTTACAGTTCTAAAAGAAACAGGACAAAAATACTTTAGACAAAAGAGATAAGATCTTTCAAGATGTTTAAAATAGATCTCTTTAAGCTTTAAACCTTTCCGTATATTCTCCTCGTTTTCCTCGAAACGTATCTTCCTTCCCTTGAGAATATTAAGAACTTTCACAGGGTCCATCGAAGGAGAAATCTTGACATCCATAACAACTTTATACACTGGAGAGTTTTCAAGAATATAGAACAACGATATAGGGTGTTGACCGTTTGTCTCTATCCTTACTTTAAGACCCTCGTCGTAAAACATCTTGTTATAGAGAACAATATCTTCTTGCTCCAACGTACATTCTCCCCCAGAAAGAGAAATCATGTCAACACCCAGGACTTCTCTCGAAAAAATTACTTTTTCTAAGACTTTTTTTGGAGTTAGTATTTTTTGTAAAATTTTAGGGTCTCTTTCCCAAGAAGTCTTGTTATGACATCCGTAACAATCCAGCTCGCATCTTGTTGTAAAAAATGTCATTGTAGTATGTTGAGACTCTTCTGTATCGAAACTAATCGGGTAAGAATCAATAAAGATTCCCTTATGAGTCGATTGCATAGAACCTCCTTCTCAACACTTTCCTTCGTCGTTTTCGTCTTCTACGTTAATAGGTCCTGGAGAGAAAAGAAGATTACAAATCAAAACAAGAATAATACCATCAAAAATTTGGAAATCAACATTCAGGTATGTCAACAAGAGTCGTTTCAGTAATAAACCGACAACGATTCCCTTTGATAGTATATTAAAAAGAAAAACTAGAAAAGTAATAAGCAACTTCATTTAGAACGTTTCGAACATCCCTCTCAAAGTCTGAAACACAAACACAGAAAATTTTCTTTCCAGAGACTCTGTAGAAAGTTTTAAAAGCATCTTTCCATTGTCATCTGTCCCGTCTCGTTTCTTAATAATATCTATCATGAGATCCTGCTCTGGATTTATTGAGTAAATCGTTATAAACGGAATAACAGAAAATACTGTCTCATCTTTATTAGAAGACCCAAATATCTCATCAAGAACCCTTTTCGTAATGCTATTTCTAAGAGTGATCTCTCCGTGTCTATACTTAGCATTTGACTCGATTCTAAACTTCAACGACGAAACATCTTGTTTCATAATAATTTCAGGAGTCTTGAAATTCTCGCTTATTGTTATAACTCTTCCAAACAACTTTGAAGGAAGGGAAAAACTTAGATCCTTGAACTCTTCTATATGAGAAAAGAAGCTATTATCTGCTTTGATATTGTAAATAGTATCTGTGTATCTTATTGAAATTTTTGTCATATCATCAGAAACAACATATTGTTTAAGAGATGGATCCACTACTAATCGTATTTCATCACTTCCTTTAAAAATATCAAAAATGGGAACAAGTTGTCTTATACTATTAAGAGTTAAATTAAAATTTTCGTCGAAACTTGGGATAACAGGATATACGATATATAGTCCTGTATTTGTATCATTGTAGAGAGAAATCTTGTTCTTCTGGATAATGATATCCGTGAAATCGTCCTTGAAAGAAGATAGAAGACCGTGAAATAAACTCCACTCTTGTGAATTGAATATGTACTCTGATTTCATCGGGTTTGTTCTCCTTTCTCCAACTTCTTTATCTCTTCTGAAAGAAAGTTTCTTAGTTCTTGAGTCGAGTACTCAGAATTCGTCTCAAGATATGTTCTAATCATATCGTTAATCAAGCTCCGAGACTTCCTAAAAGCCTCTTCATTCTCAGGATCTTTTCCTATAATAGTTGGTTCGAAAGAAATCACTTTCCACTCCATTGAGTTGTTTTTTGGAATAAAAATATTAACGTTTTTTGAAAAAGACTTCAAGAAAAAAAGTTCCAATCTACTAAGCTTCATGAGTAAACCTCCTCTATGTGTGTAATTATAAAGTCACATGTAAATCAAAATTCAATGTTTCTTTCTCTTAAGTATTGAGTAAACTTATCGTAAATTTCCTCATAAGACATTCCAAGATCATACTTCTCATACATACTTTTTACCATTTCTTGTATTGCTAGTTTTCTTAGACTGACATCTAAAGAAAGAGCAACTAATTGAGTAGTATACCCTTCAATTTCAAATTTAAGTCTCCATTTCGACGAATACCAGTATAATAGTTTAAAAGGAATGATTCCATACTTCCAGGCTTNTTTACAATGAGTAAGCTCATGTGNGATAAGAGGTTCTCTATGTTGTTCAAGCACTGAAGGCCTAATAAGGACAAAAAACACCCAACTTTCACCTTGAAATTGCTTGTGTCTTAACTTGTTAGTTATAAACACAGGAACAGGGATAAACTTGAAGATAAATCTTGTACCATAGTATTTCATTGAAGTCTTATCTCCCTTTGATCAATCTCTCAAAACGATAGCGTCTTTGCGACAAATCTATCTATAACTTCAGAGACAGTAGTTCCGTCCTTGTCGGAAAGATTTAGTATCTCAGAGTCATCTGTCATCCACCCAGACTCCGCCTGGACGTGAGCAACAGTCCATCCGGTATTATCAGACAGTCTAAGAATTTCTTTATCTCCAGTTACCCATCCAAATTTTGCTTGTTCATGAGCTACAGTCCAACCATAGATATCACGCAACATGAGCACCTCCTTGTCTTCAGTTATCCATCCCCGTCTAACTTGTTCATGAGCGACAGTCCATCCATCCTCGTTATATAATCTGAGTATCTCTTTGTCATTTGTCGTCCACCCATACCTTGCTTGTCTATGGGCGACGGTCCATCCATACTTATCACGTAACTTGAGTACCTCCTTGTTTTCTGTTATCCATCCTTGTTCTACTTGCTCATGGGCAACAGTCCATCCACTCTTATCAGCAAGTCTGAGAATCTCTGGATCTTCTGTAATCCACCCACGACCAGCTTGTACATGAGCAACTGTATTATTGCTTTTATCACGAAGTAGAAGAACTTCCTTGTCGTTTGTAAAAAGTCCTGCTCGAGCCATCTGATGAGCCACTGTCCATCCAGACTGTGTTCTCATTTCAAGAATGTGTTTTGGAAGAGAATTTTCAGGTTTCCAATGCCGTCTAGCTTGTTCATGAGCGACAGTCCATCCACCTTTTCCTTTGAATCTTACCTTCAGATACTCTTCGTCTTCAAAGAATTCCTGTTTTTGGATCCTTGATAGAATCTCTTGTATAGTCAAGCGTTTCTTTCCTTGATTATTACTCTTGTAACTAGCTCGAAAAACTGGATTTTCCCTTCTAAACTTTACTTCAACGTTCATCAAATGGCCTCTGTTTTTTAGTTTTATCTGTCCTCTTCACTCATTAGAGGTAAGTATGTATAGACTACAGCCACTGTCTCTGTGTGAGGACTTGTTCTCAAAAGCTGAACTACTATACCATCTTCTTCAGAAAACCACACATAAGTAATAACGTCTAACATAGGCTTTCTATCCTTAGTGATTTGCACAGGATCTCCCAGTTGTTTAGAAATAACAGCAATGATTAACTCAATGTCTTTTTCTGCAACTTGAGTAACAAGGTTCTGAGTATATGCGAGACGCCCCGACTTAAACTTCACCTCAAACTCTGATCCTTTCCAGGGAAAACCACTTGCGTTACAAACTTCCATACTGGAAGAACCCACCCGTTTAGGACATTCAATTCTACATCTCGGAGAATGTTTCTTAAGTTGTTTTAAAACCTGCTCTTTTGTAGCTTCTCCAAAGTGAGTTCCTGATTCCATCAAAAATAGGGGTTCGATAGCACAACTAAAAGAAGCAACCCCTAATACTATAACCACTATCAAACTCATAATAATCTTCTTCATAATCAATCCTCCTTTAGTTTAAGTTGGAATCTGTGTAAAGTTTCCAGTTTTAATCAGCGAATATAAAGTTATTGCCCTTGTAGTCTCAGAACTCGCTAGACCGTCTGCGGAGTTTTGCGGTATCGTTTTTAGGACAGTGAGTCTCTGATTTTTTTCTTGTATCCTTGATACACAACTTGAGTCACTCGAATCACATTATAAACTCTCTCGGCCTCAGAAATCTTACGGTTACATTTTTGAAGGAATAGATGATCTATTCCTTCAAAAATAGGAATTTAGTTAGTCACATCTCAACTACTCTTGATCTTCACTTAAAGGCAAATACGTATAAGATATAGCTATTGTCCCTGAATGAGGTTCAGTTGTCAAAAACTGTATCAACGTATCATACTTCTCCAGATACCACCTACACGTGATAACATTCAACATAGGTCTCTTTTCTGTAGTAACTTCATCAGGGTCTTTAAAGACGTTTTTCAAAATATCGAAAATCTTATCGACATCTTTTCTCGGTAAATCAGCAATAAAAGACTGAGTATGAGCAAGACGACCTGACTTAAACTTCACCTCAAGACGAGACTTCCTCCAAATAAAATCGTTCACACTACAAATCTCAACATCAGAAGAATCTACCCGTTTACATTGTATTCTACTTCTCGGTGATTCTTTCCTGACCTGTTTAAGAACCTGCTCCTTCGTTGCCTCTCCAAGATGTATCCCTGTTCCTGCAAAAAATACGGGTTCGATAGCACAACTAAAAGAAGCAACCCCTAACACCATAGCCACTACCAAACCTACGATAACCCTTTTCATAGCCAATCCTCCTTCGTTTTGGAATTTTTTTAGATAAACCACTTATGAAGAAACTTGTACTCTTGATCCACTCTAATAGAAGAATAATTACCCTTGTAGTCCTAGAACCAGCGAGACCGTCTCAGAAATTCTGCGGTATCGTTTTTAAATCGTGAATCTCAAACTTTTCCCTTGTACTCTCACACGTAACTCGAGTTGTCTTAAACGTCTAGTACACTTACTTGAGTCACTTGATAATATCGTCTCTCTCGACACTGTTGATATATAACTTGAGTCACTCGAAAACTTAAAAAGTCCTCAATCCAACCCCTATCAGAGAATAAAAATTGAAGATCATACGTCTACATGCGTCTGACGACGCCTCACGTCGCGCTGTAAACGTGTCCGCTAGAACAGTCCTAAAAAAGGAGAATTGGAGAGAGTGAAATCGAAGTCAAAAAGAGCAAGATCGAGGAAGGTGAATGGTACACTTACATCTCTACTGGTGCTGCTTACATCTTTGCTAACATCATTTCCCTACTCCGTATATAAAGTGATATATTTAGAGATGATAAGGAAAGACCTGATCGTCACCACACTCGGGCCTGCTTCAGAGTCGACGAGGATTCACTCCCCGAGAGGGCATGTTCTAGAGACCGGTATAGACGACGGAGAAGATGTAACGGTGAGCTCTACCCTCTTTTAAAAGATTATTGTCCGCTAAGAGAAACTGTAAACCTACAGCACAACCTACAGGGAACCCNCAATAAAGATAGTAGGGTGAACTACTGTTATTTGTTATTAATATTATCGCTCTTTATCATGTTATTAATTATATACTAATATTAATATAATATTTGGAATGATAGATAGAAAAGCGATAATGTGATAACTATATAACAGCAGTTTATACTGTATAGCAGCAGCTTATATAAGCAGTAGCATATATAGCAGCAGCTTATATAGCAGCAGCTTATATAACAGTA